GTACTCAAAGTAGATAACAAGAGCGATGACCGCTACGATGCCTTCCGCTACGGACTCTACGTCGGCCTCGCAGCGCGCCGCACTCCGCAAATCGAGAAGGATCGTGAGTACGCGGCCACCTTGGAGCCGATGGCGCGTCACTTCTACCTCCTCAAGCAGATGCACCAGCAACACGATGCGGCCAAGCCAATGCGACCACCGGACCAACCGATATGGATGAGCAAAATCTAGCCACCACAATCCGCCAATTCCTGCGCGACCTTCTGGGCCCGCGTCTCACCACTCACCTCGAAGACGAATTGATGCGCACGCGCTCTGACTACGAGACCCGCCTCCTGGAACGCGAGCGCACGATCTCCGACCTCCGTGAGCAACTCTCCCTCCTCTCGTCCAAAGTCGACCGCTATGAACTCGTCCTTCTCCCACTCTCGTCTCCGATCGGCTCTCTCTTCTCTTCCAAGAAGTCTGCGTCACCTAATCTTCAGGCAACGACAGAGCCTCCGCCGACCCGGTGGGAGGAGATTCAGGCAGACTGGGAGCGCCAGCAGGCTGAGGAAGTCGCAGCCGACGCCGCAGCGAAGAAGGAGCAATAATCCATGGCTCAGACCAAGGACGGGAAGCACAAATCATCCAAGTTCCGCGCCTCACGCTACGACCGTGAGCACGAGGAGGGCGATCAGGGCGGCAAGTCCTCCCCCGAGCACGAGTCCGGTGGCCCTCGCTCACAGGCCAATCGCATGGAAGCGCATGGCGAGGGCAATCCTGAGACGCACGCCATGGGCGAGGAGCAGGCCGAGGAGCAAGTCCATCCCGGTATCCACGACGAGATCAAGCAGGTCACCGCCGACCACGGCCCCGCCCACACCGTCCATATGACCCACGACCATGAGGGCCAGACCACCCACGTCCACTCGATCCACGCCGATGGCCACGAGCACCACGCGGACCACGAGGGCGAGATGCACCACGTCAACGCGCATCACCACGCGATGCACGCGGCTGGCATTCCCGCTGAGCACATTCACGGCGCCGACGAAGACGCATCCGGGAACTACCCGGCCGAGAATGAGGCGCCGGGCGAGGAATCCTACGCGGAGCCCTTGTAGTCATGCCAGCGGTCAGTCAGGCACAGGGACGATTCTTCCGCTGGGCTGAGCATAATCCGGCAGCGGCCAAGCGTGAAGGTAAGGCTACAGGAATGACGCACGAACAGATGCATGACTTTGCGGTGACGCCTAATGAGGGATTGCCGAAACGGAAACGTAAGTTCGCACATGCATTGGGGAGGAAGTAATGGCTTTCAAGCACGCCTCAACACATCACGTATCGCTTGGTCACAAAGGCTCATTTGATGTGAAGAAGGGAGCACTGCATCGGATGCTCCATGTTCCCGAGGGTGAGAAGATCCCAGAGTCCAAATTAGAGGGCCATCATCACGGTCTGCTGGGCCGTAGAATTGCCAGCGCGAAAGGGTTCCGCGCTATGCACCACGGAGGCTAACCGCCGATGGCCTTCTGGCGCAAGGCTGAATACCCCGCGGATCACAAGCCCGGCATGCGAGTACCGCGTGGCGGCTCATCCTGTGCATCCTGCAAGTACCACGTCGAGGACGGCAACCGCTGCACCAACTTCTACTTCATCAAGTGGAACGGCTCGAACAAGATCCCCGCGCCTGCGGATTGCTACTGTAGCGACTACTATGAGCATGGGAAGGGACGCTGATGGCTGAGGGTCTAGACTTCCACTCCTCCGATCTCGCAGTCGCGCCGTATCCCGACACAGACGCGCAGCCGTCCAAGTTCGACCCGAACGAGATCGGCCAGCACTCTGCGTTCCCATGGACTCCACAGCCCCTCTACCTCAATGATTCCGACACCCCCGTCATCGTGTGGGATCAGTTCGACGACGATCCCTCCAACCCGCGCGACCTCACTCCGCTCTCCGAGTCCGCTCGCAACGCACTCATGGACCTCGACTCCATTCACTCGAAGTCCGACGTAGCGCCGCGACGTATCGAGATCGAGCAGGCGTGGAAGGCCTACCACTATCGCCGCGGCTACCAATTCCTCCTACATCATCGGAACGGTGGGTGGACCATGCCGGGCACTGGCACCGGCTACGGTCCTGGCGCACAGAAGCAACTCTCTACTCTCTACCAGACCAATGTCTACGCCGAGAAGGGAGAGATCATCATCTCGGCTCTCTCCCGCGAAGTCCCCAACGGCGAGTTCTTCCCCGCCGATCCTAAGCACCCACCCGATCAGTCCATGGCCGACGTGGCCGACGACCTCGCTGCCATCTGGGCCAAGAACAACGACCTCCAAGGACTCTTACGCGACGTCGCATCCGAGTTTTGGGACGGCGATCGCGCTCTATTCTGGACACGCTACGAACTGAACGGCGAGGAATACGGCTACGAGGATCCCAACGAGCCTCTGGTCCCCGAGGACGAACAATCTCCGCCCGAGGAGCCCACCGGCGACTCCGGCTCGACCGAGTACGACGAGGCCAACAAGTCTCCCGTCAACGCTACCGCCAAGCGCCGCCCCCGTGGCCGCGTCATTACCACCTGCCTTGGCAAGCTCGACCACAAAGTCCCGATCTACGTCGACTGCCGTGGCCAGATGGGCGCGATCTCTATCTGTTTCGACAAGGACGTGGCTCAGGCCAAGGCGATGCTGCCGTGGATGCGCGACAAGGTCCGCGGTGGTGGCGATGGCACTGGCGAAACGGAGTTGGACCGGATCGCGCGGGAGAACGTCCGCCAAGCAGTCCCCGGCCAGTACGTGACCGGCGACTCCATGAATCGCCACTCGGTCATCAAGTTCACCTACCTGCGCCCGTCCATGTTCTTCGACGAGATGGTGCCGGACGCTACTCGCGATGAGTTGCTGGCCAAGTTCCCCGATGGAGCACTCCTCTGCAAGGCCGCCACCGAGTTCGCCTTTGCCCGCAACGAGTCCATGGACGACCACTGCGAGGTCGGTCATCCCTTTCCCGGTCAAGGTCAGAACCGCCGCTCCCTCGGCGAATCCCTCCTGCCGATTCAGGACTACATCAACGAGTTCATGATGCTCCTGCTCGACTTCGGCAAGCGCACGATCGCCAAGAAGTGGTACGACAACGAAGCGTTCGACGTCCAAGCGCTGAAGACGCAGAAGAATATCCCCGGCACCTCTGGCGGCTTCCAGCGCCAGCCTGGCGTCCCGGTCGATCAGCTCATCTTCATCGAGCCCACGCCTACTCCGCAGCCCTACATCGTCACCTTCGTCCAATGGCTGATCACGGCGCTATCTGAACAAATCTCCGGTGCGCTCCCATCCCTGTTCGGCGCACCAATCACCGGCCAAGTCGGCTCCGAGGGCGTAGGCATTCAGCGCGACCAGGCGATGCAGCGGATGGGATCGCCATGGCATGCTATCCAGACTATGTTCGCCACCGCGATGCGACAAGCTGCGATGCTGACTGCTCGCTGCGCCTCCAAGGACATCGAAGACGTGATCCCCGGTCGCGGACCCATCTCGATCCGTCTCAACAACCTCAAGGGATCAGTCCTCTGCTACCCTGAAGCCTCACCGGACTTCCCTCAGTCCTCTGCGCAGAAGGCCCTCCGCACCCGTGATCTCCTGGACGTGGCACTCAAGTCCCCCGACACGGCCCTCTCCGCCGTTATCCTCGACCCGAAGAACACGAAGCAGATCCGCTCCGACCTCCAGCTCAAGGATTACGTGATTAAGGGGGAGGCCTCGGTCGAGAAGCAGGAGGCGGAACTCGAAGTCCTCCTCCGCTCGGGCCCACAGCCCAACCCGCAGAAGGTCAAGCTGTCCGCGTTGCTCAAGACCGCGCAGATGGCCGTCGCCGCGACCGCGCTCAAGGGGACGCGGGGCCTCCCGGTCGATCCCGAGGAGACGCAGCAGGCGCAGGCCGCGCCAGCGATGATCGCGCAGCTCCAGCAGCAACTCCAGTCCATGCCGGACGAAATCTCCACGGTCATCGTCCGCGACGACGGCTCACAGGACAACGCGACCGAAGCCCAAGTGTGCTTCGACTGGATGAACTCCGCTGACGGTCGTAAGTTCTCAAATGGCAACGCCGAGCAGCGCGCCGCGTTCGCCAATGTTCACCTCCACTGGACCGAGGAGACCGCTGCGGCCAAGAAGATCGCTCAACAGAACGCGCCGCCACCACAGGGCAAGCCTCCATCAGTGTCTATCGCGACCGACAAGATGCCGCCGGACGTCCAGTCCAACATCCTCAAGATGGCTGGCATTCCTGCGAATCCCGCCGACTTCACGCAGCAGGATCAGGTCGAGGCCAATCGCAAGGTGCAGGAGAAGGTGATCCCGGACACGATCTACGCGCAATCCATCCACAAAGAAGGTGGCCAATAATCTTTAGGCAAGAACGTAGCACCAAGGAGTCTCACGCATGGCCGTTTCAGATGTCAGTGCGCTCGTTGAAATCGCATCCTCTCCCGACACATCCTCTCCCGCTTCCACATCGGATTCAACAGTCGAGGAAACTCCTCTCGAATCTCCTGCGTCCGGCGGCGACGGCTCGTCTGCTGCAACCCCCCAAGACGCTGAGCCGGGAGCGGCAGAGGGCACCGAAGCCTCTGCCACGCCGCCTGACGACAAGGTCGATGCCCGTACCAATCCCGATGCCATTCGCAAGGCCCTTCGCGCCCTCCGCGACTCCTCGCCTGAAAACGCGCCGATTGCACGGCGCCTGAACGACATCGTAGGCCGAGAAGGTGCCTACCGCCAAGTCTTCCCTAAGGTCGCCGACGCCAAGCAGGCCAAGTTCATCCTCGACTCCGTTGGCGGCGGCGATGGCCTTACCGCGCTCCAGGAGACGATCAAATCCGTCAACGAGACCGATGCGCTTCTCTACGCTGGCGATGGTCGCGTCCTCGACTCCCTCCTCGAAGACATGAAGGCCGCCGGGAAACCTGAAGCGTTCGGCAAGCTGGCTGGCCCCTACCTCGACAAACTCGCCGAGGTCGATCCCAAGACCTACGCCGCTACCCTCCGCCCGCACTTCTTCGA